GTCGTTCGTAGTCATCACGAGGCAAGCACTTCTCAGCAACTGCCTCAACTACATCAGCACCAAAAACGGTATACAGGCACCTTTCGCTCCTGCACCTACTGTTGGCGCAACACTCTGCATCAACTCTGCTCCAATCTCTGTGAAAAATGAAATGATTGTCAACATAATGGGTCGTACGGTTTGTATCAGTCTTATCATTGTATCCCCTACACCGAAAAAGGGAAATATCGATTCCTTTCCACCACAACCGGGTGGAGTTCTCAACTAGAACGTATATTCTGCATGCCACAATGCCATGTTTCAGGCGGTAAACCGAAGGTCACGAATGATTATCGTTCCTCAATCTTACTTTAGTGGTCAGAATCTGCTCTATACATCGAACCAGAATCTTCAACTGATAAAATCTGTAAGTAGATCAAACTGAAAATTTGAATTAGTGCGAAGCACTGGGATAAATAAACAAAATCCCTATCTGAGTTGAAAGTACTCATTAACTATTCATTTTTAGTCCGAATTAGACTATACGGATCAACCTATATTTCAGGCTCTTCAGATCCAATTTTACACGATGCTCATCATCATGTAACCTCTTAAACGGGCTTGGTTTTTCATGCTTTGAAATAACCTAAAGAAGGTTCTACCGAAAAAATGACATGTGTCTTTCCTCAGCCAGAGGACAAAGTATCCGCAACATTGCACAAGTGCATCCCTGCGTCTAGTGCCGTTAGCTAAGTGAACTACACTTTGCTGACAGCACCTTCAAGTGTTCTCATCAACTTCTGATCTAACACCCGACATCTAACTTTCTGAATCAAACAAACATAAGATTTCTCAATATGCCTGCTGTTCCTAACTTCTGATCATCGGACCGGTTCTGAATACCGGACCAACTTCTAACTTTCTGAAACACAAACGACTAAGAGTATTACCTCAATATCCGTAGTATTCCTCATTTCTGAACGTTGGTATCAACATCTAACTTTCTGAATCGAAAACGCCTAAGAGTATTACCTCAATATGCGTGACGTTTCTAACTTCTGATCGTTGTTGCTAATCTAACTTTCCATGTAGCACAAAAAAGTGCTGAAAGCCAATCGGATTGTCAATCCAATCTAGGACCCCTTGCGGGATCCCTAGAATATAAGTATACAAAATGCTGGTAAAACATT